AGCTACTGTTATTCCAATACCTTTTAAAGCATTTCCAAATCCCTTAGCTTTTTCGCCTGCTTCTGTTGTGGCCGTTCCTGTTTGAGCAATTGCACCCCGTAAATTATACCAATTCTTTATTTGGTCTGCTAATTGCATTCCTTTCATTACTCCCTTGAAAGTGATAAAAGCAAATCCCAACTTAGTGACAACGCTTATAATAGTTGGTAAATTACCCGCCAAAAAGTCAATAAATGACGTGAAATAACTTGCACCACCTCTGAACTCCAAAAATAATGCTTCGGTATTCGCTTTTAACCTGTTCCAAGCTTCGGAAAGTGTTTTTGATTTTGTATTCGCTTGCTCCTGAGCTGTTCCCGTTTCTCCTAAAGCACCGCTAAACTCTTTCAATCTGTCCGTTTGACCAATTAATGTTTGAGCAGCGAGTAAATTCTCTTTTCCGAATAATTTTTCTAATTCTGTAACATTCTTTAAATTAGGTTGCATCAATGCCAACTCCTCGGTAAGCCCCTTAAATTCCCGACCTTGTTTCGCAGCGTTAGTCTGCAAAATAATCATGATGTTTTTAAGGTTGTTTCCAGCTATACTCGCTTCGGGCATTTTCTCCCCTAATATTTCAACCGCAGCAGCACTTTCAGCTATTCCAATTCCCGCATTAGCAGCAACACCCCCGAACTTTGTAAACGCTTCATTCAAGTATGGTATTTCCTGCGCTCCTTGTTGTGCTGCATTTGCTAAAATATCCATTACGCTACCTGCTTCTGTTGCTGGCATATTAAAAGCGTTTAATGTTCCCGTTAAATTTGCTATCGACGTAGGTACATCATCCCCAGAAGCCTTGGAAAGTATTAACGCTTGTTCTGTAATTTTTGCGAGTGCGTCCCCATTTTTAAGTAGTTCGGGTCTTGCTGAACCTGCTAATTTAAAGGCTTCACTTACATCTTTTGCGCTTGTTCCGTACGCTTTACTAAACTCAATAGCTTTGTTTTCTAAGAACTTTAAATCGTTGCCCGTTTGACCTGTAACCGCTGATAAATCCGCTATCGACGTTTCAAAATCCATTATTGTACGACCGCCAAATTTGACCGCTTCAAATACTCCAAAACCTGCTGTAAGCTGTAAAAATCCGTTTCTTAATTTACTAACTGCACCCGTATAATTACCTACATTTCTAAAATTATCCCCTACTGTGGAATCTAATTTTTTAAGTTTTCCATCTAAGACAACCGCTTCCGCTGTGGTTTGTCGGTATTGCCTTTCAATTAATGCGAACTCTTTTGTATTCTTTTTGCCCGTTTGTTCTAAGTGTAATAATTCAGCGCCTAAACGCTTACTTTCATTTTTTAGATCACGTGTTTGTATAACTAATTTTTTATATGCGTTATCTTGGTTTTTTATTGATTGTGTGCTTTTATCCGTCGCATTTCGTAGCTTGGTTTCGGCATTTATTTTGTCGGCTTGAATCTTAATCAAGTCGTTTTCTAACTTTAATTTTCTTTTATACTCTTCATTACTTTGCTTAATAGCTTGTTCCGTAGCTTTGATTTCCGCAGCATTGGACATTTTACTATTCTTTTTTAGGGTGTCGTTGCTTAATTTCGCACTTTCACGCAAAGAATTATTCAATTTTTCAATCTGCTGTTCTGCGTTTTTTGCTGAACTTGTAACAAATTCGTAAATATCTTTTTCGGAAATATCCGACCTTTTAATTTGCTCGCTCATATTCTTTTAATAAATCAAAATACTCTCTAACTGTTAGTGTTTTTGTGGTTTGTTTGAAGCCCATAAACTTGCTCAAATGGACTAAAACACTTTCGGTTGTAATTCCCTTATTCGTTAAACTTTTAAGTTTCTCAATCTCACTTTCAACAATTCGAATTACATTGAATTGAAATTTATTTGACCTTATAATATAGTCATTTTTCGCCTTTGCTAATTTGATTTGTAATTTCATTAACCTTTGAGCCAAATCATTAAGCCCATAAATGTCCAAATAATTATCGTAAATTTTATTCCACGAATCCAAATCCTCTTGTGTAATTTCGTCATTTTCATTTGCGTTTATACGTGTGTAGTTTAATTTTCCTTCTAAGCATTTTAACCAATTGAATAAAAGCATATCATCAATTCCCGAATATCGTTGAACGTGCGTAATCGATGTACGACGTTTGAACAATCTCTTTAAGTTTTCTAAAATTTTCATCTGTTAAGCCTATTATTTTGTTAGTAAACCATTCTTGGTCTTGCATCTTTTGAGTATCTCCATTTATGATAATTTCCTGCTGAAATACTGCAATATACATACTACGGAAAAAATCCCCAGTATCAAATAAAGTGTAATGTGTGTTAAACTTTTTTTTACCTTTTGAAATGTATTCAGTTGCAAGCGAATAATACCCGATAACTTCCCCATCTTTGTCAACTCCTTTGTTTTGTAATTGGTCTATTTTAATAAAGTCTAATACCTCGTTTTTTGTGGCTGTATCAAAGGTTTTTAGCCACGCTTCGACCTCGCTAAGTGATTTAGCACGTCTTATTTGAACCTCAATTGCTGTGTTACCTATTGCCAACTTGTTATAATTTTAACAAAGTTACAAAAAAAGGAGTGATTTTTAAACACTCCTTTTTGTTTTATTTTTCCTCTACCTTTTTAGGCGGGTCATTTTTTAGCTTACCCTTTGGATTTACTATTCTCCAAGCCCCTAACAAAAGACTTTCTTTGATAGTTGGGTGCTTTTTTTTAGCTTCTTCAAAGGTTAGATTTTCCAACGCATCACGCTGAATGGATAATCTACCATAGATAACTACACTCATTATGGAATAGTGATAGTGATTGAACCTTGGTAAATATAAATAGGCTCTATAACTGTGATAGTAGGAACTTTCAAGCTAATTTTAAGAAAGTCCCCCGAAGTTTGAGAAGGAATTATAAATTCATAAACTCCCGTTCCATTTTCAGCTACACTCGTTGGTGTTACAGTTGTGGCATCAGTTAAGTTTTCAACTAAGAAATCAGCAATTGATAATCCTGTAACATTACCGAGTGAATCTCCAGCAGCAACATTGCGTGTTCCTTGACGATAATCATCATTTACAGCTAATGCTCCACCTGTTGCGATAAAGTTTCCTACTTTAGCCAATTGACAATCTATCACGTTAGGTAAATCGTTATTGAAGTCGATAGGCTTAACTGCCTCATCTGTTGAACTCCAAACAGAATCCCCATCAATAGCGTACAAAGTTGAAACATCAAAATTACGTGCTAAGTCAAAGCTAAACATAATTTTTTGCGTAGTTGCATCTGTTTTGAATTGGAATAACGCTTGGATTGATTGCTCATCAATTGTGATAGGTCTAAAATCTACCCCTTTAGCGGAACCAACTAATTTATTAGAATCAGTCACTAAGAAAAGACCCCAATTAGCACAACGCAACGCTACCATTTTAGCTACCATTTTAGCAGTAGCGTTTCCATCCCAAGTTTCGCAAGCGATAGTGGTCTTCCCGTTTTTGATAAAAGATTTTTTACCATTTGAACTTTCTTCAAATTGGCTTTCAGCTGGTGTCCATACAAAGTTTTCAACTTCAGGGAATGGCTTCCATACATTTACATCTGAAATTGTACTCGCAAAATACTCATAATCAAAGTCAGCTGACAAATCATAGCTAACTGGCATTGGCACAAAAATAAATCTACTTACCCCGCCTAAATCCTCTATACACGCAGGGTGTCCGAAGTTAGGTCTTTCATTACAACAATTGTTGCTCATAATTATTAATTTTTAAAATTTAACATTCACATCCTCTTTTTCTTATAGGAAGAGTAAACCTAATTTCGATAGCACTTAAATTACTATCTAAAATAACCGCTTCAAATCCGTCGGCACTTTCAGAACCAAGTCGATAAAATTCACGTTGCTCAAAACTTTCAATGTTGGCAAACAATTTGTTTTTCTTAATTGCATCTTTCATAGCATCTAGATAAGTGTACAAGTATTTCATTACATAAAAGTAATATTCTTCAACTGTGTACTTTAACTCCGATTGCTCAATTATAAATAGCCTTATTGAACTTTCTCTTTCCAATCCTTGCCCGTTTAAATTAAACGTTTCGTTCGTTGGAAGTGGCAGCCAAAACAAAGGCAATTTATTAGTTTGAATTATCGAAGATTTTAGCCATTCAGAATTTACATCTAATGGAGTTCCAGCAAAAAAAATAAAGTCTTTTACAGATATAAATGTTTTTGAATCCCAAACAAACGGACTTTCTTTCCTTACAACTATCCAACCTTCGCCAACATCTGTAATAGTAACACCTCGGTTTTCTTCATCCCTTACAAAATCCCCAACCTTTAGCCACTTAGTACTACATACAAACAATTTAGTCGTAATAACATCAGCAAATTCAACTCTCGTAATACGAAAAACTTTATCAATTTTCCCTATAATCTCGTTTGCGAATATGTCAATTAAACTTTTCATTAATACGATGTGTAAATATAGCCCCTATCAACTCCCATAAATGTAGGGTAGTCCGTAGAATTTTCTTGTAAATACTCTTGAATTGCCTTAAAAGTTTCGATACTTTCATTAAAACGACCGTATAAATTCATGCTCAAAACGTCTGCTCGTTCGCTTACATTTGATTTGATTTTTACAGCTGAATTAATCGTTTGTTGCACCCGTGAATCTCTTTGATACTCAAAGTAAATAAACCCCAAAAGCATATCTTTTATGCCTTTGGAGTTATAGATTTTTCCGCAATTAGTTTGAAACAAAATAGGATCAAGTAATTTAGCGTAAATAACATTTTCAATATCATCTATAAACAAATTGTATAATTCAACTCCAAATAAATCAACCAAATAATCAACCTCGTAGCGGTCAATATATGATTGTAATTTAGTGTTGTTCGCTCCCATTGTATGGATTTCGAACTTATTTACAAAGTCTGCTCTTTCAACGATTGCCATTATTTACCTTTTTTTACTGTTTCTTTTTTTACTGTTTCTTTTTTTACTGTTTCGCCCTCTACATATCCAGCTTTTACGAAAATAGCGTACATTTCTTCCGTTACTTCGTATTCTTTACCTTTTATAAGGTGCTTAGATTTCCCGTTTGAAATGAACTTTTTCATAATTAAGCAGGAACAGAAGTAGATAATTCAAGCGCAGCCTTAGCTGTATCGAACGCACCTTTAATTAAACAAGCTACATCGTTTGCAGAAGCGAACTGAACTAAACGTTTTTCAAGCAACATTGTTTTTTTGTTGTTGATAAAATCGTTTCCATCTAATCCGATTTGAATACCTAATTCTTCACGAATAAGCACTTGCAATACGCTCAAATCCCCACCGATAAAGTTTTCACCACTAACAGCGGTAGTTGGAATAACTCGCATTCCTGAAACTTCCAATCCATTAACGGTTGCAAATGTTGGCATAACATAATGCCCATCCTCGCCTTTAGTTAACTTCATTCGAGTAACAATAGTAGGATTAACAAAAATTCCATTAGGAATACCAAAAGCTAATTCAGTTTGCAATGCAACCGCACCAATAACATCATAATCGTTTGGAGTTGGGATTGTTGCAGCTAAATCTCCAGCACTAAATGCAGTCGCTAAAGTGAACGCACCATTAAGGTTGTCGCCGATATTGTCACCATTGAATAATTGATTTTCCAATACAATATCCATTCTTTTCATCAAGTTGTTTTCAATGTAAGAAATTAATTGTGGTAAATCTGCCATCATTTCAGTTGTTACCTTACCATAAACAGCGATTTTCTTAACGTTTGCTGTTTTCTCTTCATAACGAACTGACAATTGAGTTTTAGTGTCGCCCTCACCTAACATGATTGGTGTTCCTTGCTCGTCTAACTCCTCAATCCACAACGCTCTATTTCCATCTGTACGACCAACAGAAACAAATGACATATAACGTAATTCACGCTTACGAATAGGCGAAATAATGTTAGTGTTGTCTGTGATTGTTACTTGCGTATCTCCAGCTCCAATAGTGTTATCAACTTGCATTGTAACAGCTACCTTGATTGCTTCGGTTTGTTTTCCACCAATAGCATTTTTTAACTGTTCTTTTACAGCTTCAAATGCCTTGCTTAACGAACCTCTTAACGTGTTGTCGTTACCTGTTCCAACAACAGCCTTTTCAGTCATTGACTTTAATCTTAAAGCGAACTCTTCTAAGTTGCTTTTCAACGTGTTCAATTCTGTTTCATGCTTAGCTATCAATTCTTTGTTAGCTTCTGCATTTTCTTTTTTAAGTGCGTCGATAGCTTCGGTAATTTCTTGTTTTCTTACTCCTGCTTCATGCTCTTTTTTCGCAACTAAATACGCTTCAAATTCTTTAGGCGTCATGTTGTCGATTTCTTCTTGTGATTTCTCTACAAACATTTTTTTTGTTTTTAAAATTTATACTAATCTTCTTCGTTTTTGAGTGCCTTTTGGCGGCTCGTCTGTTGAAGTGACTTTGTCGGCTTCAATATCTTTTTTATTTTCTGTAATGCTAATAACTGGAGTTGCATAATTGCTACCTTTTACAACCGCTGAACCCTCAACAAATTGAGCTTCTGTAACCGCCCAAAAGTAACCTTTTGTGTCCGCAACCTTTTTGTTTGCTACCATTGGGTAGTATTTATTCCAATTGTCCATTTCGGCAGCATACTCAGGATTTTCAGAATTTACACATAGGTAAATTTTGACATAGCGCATTCCAACTGAGTGCTCCAAAACATAACCGTTCTTGTATTGTTTGTACATGAACTCGTTACGCTTTTCTTTGATGTCGGTATTAAATACCAGCGCTTGAGTATTTCCTTTGAAATTAAAACCTA